GAGATCGCTACTATGGCTGAGCGTCATGCCCAGGAACAGGTCATGGCGCAGATTGAGGTCAACAAAGTTGAAGCGGCTCACAATAGTATGTTTGTCGCTGGTTGGCGTCCTGCCATTGGTTGGATATGCGCTCTGGGGATGGCTGGCAACTTTCTGATCATACCCTTTGTAAATATGGCTCTGGACCTTCTGGAAACAGGCGTAGACGTTCCTCTAATCGCGTTGAGCGAGATGATGCCTGTCCTTATGGGGATGCTGGGTTTAGGCGCTATGCGTACCTTTGAGAAGACTAAGGGTGTCTCACGAGAAAAATAACGTAGTAGATTTGCCGGTCTTATCTGCAGAGAGGCTGGAGGAGATGGCTGTTGAGGCTGATGAGCAGCTTTGTGCGTGGGTGGAAAAAAAGTTGTCTTTAGGTATGAGTCCATATACTTTGCTGGGAATTCTATCGATTAATCATAGCTGGCTGGCGGGGCAGATAACAGATGAGCAAGCTGACTGAACTACTAATAAAACACGAGGGGAAGATGAACTTCCCTTATGAAGATACGACCGGGCACATATCTATTGGCGTGGGCAGGAATCTCACGGATCGAGGTTTGTCTGATTCAGAGATCTTAATGCTACTTAGCAACGACCTAGCAATAAGCGTAACAGAGCTTACTGAAGCGTTCTCCTGGTTCGCTGATCTTAATGAGGCTAGGCAAGATGCCTTGATATCTATGCACTACAACTTGGGCATGCCAAAGCTTTTGAAGTTCCGTAAGACGCTAGAACTTCTTGAGCAAGGTATGTTCGAGGCTGCTGCGCTAGAGATGTTAGATAGCAAGTGGGCAGATCAGATAGGACAAAGAGCGAAAGATCTAAGCAAGATGATTGCAACGGGCGAGTACGTCGGGCTTTGATAGTCACTCGCCTAATCTTGCCTCGTGATACTTAATCTGCTCTTTTAGATTAGCCAGCATATCTTCGTAATCAGGCCCGCTTATCTTCGTGACCGGGTTCCTCGCATTGACCATTTCATCGACATATTCCTTGCCGTAATAGTCGTACATCCATCTAGTGTAGTTGTGGTGTACAGATCCGGTCCCCTTGCCCATCTGAAAGTTACATCCTGCACACTGAGGGTGTACGTTCTCGATTTCTAGGGCTAGGTGATGGCTTCCGCCTTTTCCCTTGGCTATGTAGTGTCCTCCGTGCATGCCATCTTTGTAGTGCCTCACAACACCGCATGAGACGCATTCAACATACCCGTATTCGTCAGCAGCAGATATCCTGGCTAACAACTGTATCGCAGTTAGGCATTTCTGCCGCATACTCTGCTTCTTTCTCATAGCTTTAGATTCGTATTAGTTCTTAACGCTACGATGACTTTTAATGCACGCTTTCTGGTCTGCTCGTCCATATCGGTCATTCGCTTTTTTAGTAGATCGATTGAGAATTGCTTACTGCCAACTGAGTTAAAATGCAGCAACTCTCTGATGTCGTCGGGTGTTGTCCAGCCTAACGGAGATTCATCTCCGCCCTGCTTGTAGCCTGTTGAGAACGCCATTGCTCGAACCTCATATTAAAGACAGTTATTTTATGCCTTAACGCTACCGCTTCTTCAACCGCTGCTTTTAGTCCTATCAATAATTCGAGATACTCAGGGTGCGAATAAGCGTAACGCTCCTGTTTAGCTATCGGCATCGAGGGATTATCCTTTTCTGCCTCAGCCATTAGTATAGCCTTTTTTGATTTTCGGAATTCCATCAAGTACTGACGATTAGCCTCAGCCTCCGCGTACTCCCTGGTTATTTCCTCAAGTTCTACGAGAGTTATTTTTTCTTTTTGCATATTCATTCCTGACTAACAGTTCTACCCAATCCCTATATTCATCCGGAACCCTAGACAGGGCGTCTGCACGCTCCTGCCTAGTCTTCAGTTCCAAGATCATCGCTGCGTATTGTCGCGGTCGAATGACAGATCTCGACGATGTGCTCATAGACGTTTACCTCACTTAATTCGCACACGCCGTAACCCAGCGCATGCGATAGAACAGCATGAGGGGTTCCATAGGTGTTTGCGTTCCACTGGGCTGCATTTACTGCGTCTAATGGCTTATCAAACATCGTCTACTCCGTGCGACAGGAACTCGATCGGCGTCATGTTAACCGAGTCCGATACTTTGCATACCAGGGACAGCGGTGCGTCTTCCATGTACCGCCATCTGCTGATGTGTTGTTTACGCACGCCAAAGTGCTTAGCGAGATCAACAGAACGAATCCCATTGATCTCCTGAGCTACCCTGAGCGCTTTGCCAAAGTTAAAACGGTACATTAGAAAGGAATGTCCTCTTCGAGATTAAGAGCAGCAAAAGGATCAGCAGAAGAGTTGGTGTCCTGAGCAGCTTGCGTATTCGTTTCTTTCGGGTTGATGATCAGCTTTACGAGCGGCTGATTGCCCTGCCCTTTATTGATCCATCCGTTAGCCCACATATCTATCTCTTTCTGACAGTGTGGGCATTCGACATTAGCAGAACCTGAGAGGTGATACTTCTTGTCGTCCTTAGTGTACTTCCAAACGGCAACCTCATTTTTGTTGTCGTACTTCTTATCTTGACTCATACTTTTTCCTTAGTCGTTCAGTTTCGGATTTAACTTCATCAGCAGTGTCGATTAGTATCGGTAGTGCTGCATTTAACAATTTGTCATCTCTCTCTACCTTCAGCAATACAGGCGGAAGACCAGGACAGTAAGACAAAAACCACATATAGCTTAATTCAAGGACAAGCATCTGCCCCTGGATTTGTTGGACGTAGGTAGTCGGGACTTTATCCCTACGCATGTAAGAGACGTGCGTTCCGGGTTTCGGGCACTTGATCTCGATCGCCAGAGCCGTGTTATCCCAGATGCCGTCTGGAGAGCAGCCTATCTCATGGTCGTCTAGCTTGACCAGGCCAACCTCCTCGATATCGACATTGAGCAGCAGTTCAGCGCAGGCGCGAGCCTCTGGCTCAAGGTCATTCCCCCGCTGCATGTCTTTGGACTTGTAGGTCTCGGTGGGAGCATCCATCAGGCTCTCAGCAATCAGTTCGTTCACAAGTCCCTGCTGGCTCGTAGACTTCTTGCCCGCGGTTGTGAATACGCGACTAAAATTACTAGCTGTTATGACGCCCATGCGATCGCGGAGCCATTCATCAGAGCCTTGCGGAGCGTTAAGAATTCTCAACTTTCACACTCTCAATCTTTGAAATAACGTCGTCAAAGTCCTCAGCTTTAATGTGCTCGAGGGTGGCGACCTTCTTATACTTAAGCACTCTATCCTCTGACATATCTTTGCTTTCAAGAAGTTTCTTGATTTCTGCTACCTGTTTCTCGTTGATCATTTCGCTGTCAACAGAGACCTCGTTAGCGTCTGTATCTTCCTCTGACGCTAGGCCTGCGACCGCTGCGAGGCAGTACTTCCTGACATATGTCAGTATAGATCCGTATTCCTGGGCGTGATGCTGTTTAGCAGGAACGCCAAAGTGGTGCACGATGTACTGACCACTGGTGTGCATTAGTTGGGTGAAGCATCCGACACTGTCGATGTCGCGATACGGGAACTGTACATAGGACAAGCCATTATCGGCGAATGGTTTTTGTACTGCTTCCCTGATGTCCTCGAACTTAGCGTAAGCGCCCGTGATGCCTTTTGCCTCGTTCTTAAATCTTTCGTTGACCCCGGTCATCTTGGCTTTAGACATTTGGGACTGAGCCTTAGATAAGGCAGTAGCGAGTTCGTTTATTTGTTCTGATTGATTCATGGTTACCTCCTTAAAGTGACGAGTCTACAGCACCAGTTGACCCCTGACAATCGCCTAAAGGTGACAAAAAGGAATTTTTTTTTCTATTTTTGTCCTTTACACACTAAACAGTGTCCATTGCCGTCCGATAACGTCTAGGCAAAAAAAACCCCGAGCGTTTCGCAACGAGTCGGGGCTTGAAAAGGTTTAACTCAAGGAATAACATGAATCGATCGGCCCCACATTGGCCGACGAATTCAGTGTAACACAATCCTAATGTCGTGAGGTAAAGCCGGACGTACTCCAGGCTCATGGGGAGCTACCCCCTGAAAAATAGCCGCAGAAATGTGAGAGACGAGCGATCAAATAACCTGCGCTGACCGACCCATGTCAACAGGTAACCGCAAAGACTCGAACCGATCGTGAGTTAGGCATAAGAGTACCATCAGCATTAGCTGGCGGGGGACGGTTCACCCTTGTGGATCGTGAGATTAGTACCAGGTCGCGAGACCTCCGCGAACGCGGGCGTTAGGGCATCCAGTGCCGTGGGTGTCTTTGCGGGGGAAAATGGGTACTCGTGCCCGTTTGTTGGAGAAGCCATGGAAGATCTATCAAAAAAGCAGTGCCAGTGTGGTGCGACGTTGGGTGAAGTGATCGGATACGATTTGAGGTCAACGGATCAGCAGCATGTGCCATATCGTGCAGGCTGGTATTGTCCCGACTGTAAGACTTGGGAGAAAGCCATAGCCCGTGAGAGGGTGTTAAAACGATGAGTAAAGACATGGTGAATAGCCCTCCGCACTATGCCAACCAGGGCGTTGAATGCATTGATTACATCAAGCAACAGCTAACCGAAGACCAGTACATAGGCTATTTGCTTGGAAATGTAACCAAGTATCTGCACCGGCATAACTACAAAAACGGCCTCGAGGACTTACGAAAGGCTCAATGGTACTTAGATCGTTATGTTGAGGCATACAAAAATAAAAACTTGCATCTGGATTCCAAGTAAACAATAATCGTTGACGACACTAAAGGGGGTATTGATATGAGACCATTAACAGCGGGACAGAAAAAACAAATCAAAGAATCTTTGCGTTGGAAATGGAAAAATAAACGCATCAAACCTTTAACAGCAAAACAAAGACGTTGGGTTTGTACAATGCTGAGTGATTTTTATGCTCACCAGCGTCATGCAACAGATCGAAATTGCCGAGATTTACTAAAATCGCAACTAACTGTAGGTATCCAGTTATTCCCTAATAAAAGATTATTTGAATTACAAAATCTTAAAAGATCGGATTTGGAAAAGTATCGGGGCGTTTATTACATAAAATGGAACAGATAGATATTTGCAATTAAGGGGAGGACATATGTCAACTTACTTAAAAAATGCAATTTGGGAAAACGCTAACAATTTGGTGAATATCGAGAGGCGCACTGTCGAGCCAACTAAGGCTGCAATGGAACAGTTGTCTATCGCTTATGCTGAAGACGGGGACAATCCGGAAGATCTCATGTTTCAGGAAGGCCCAGTTCGTTGGTGGGAAGTCTTTCACGCAGACATGATGCGGGTGTTCGCAGGTCAGATGAAGCCGGACTTTTTCTTTGAGAAGTATCGTGGGCATTACAATGACCTGCTGTGGAGAATCGAGGAAGATTACAATGATGCTATCTGGAATATATCCGCAGATGCTCTCGATATACCGCCTGTAGATATTTATGCCGAAGTCGGGCATAAGCGCAGCGACTTCTAATGACGGAGGTCCTATGCATTGCTATGGCTATCTACTTCGAGGCGCGCTCTGAGCCTCTCGACGGGCAGGTAGCTGTAGCAAACACAATCGTGAATCGAGTGAACTCGCCATATTTCCCTGACACGCCCTGCGAGGTCGTGAAGCAGGGACGCTACTGGCAGGGACACATCGTGCGTAATCAGTGCCACTACAGCTATTGGTGTGACGGTCGCCCGGAGATCGTTACCGACCATAAGTCATATGTCGTAGCGCTGAGTATCGCAGTCAATTGGGAAAACCTAGTAGACATAACCAGGGGAGCGACGCATTACCATCGAGACGATGTAAGTCCCTACTGGTCTACTGGATATGAATTAAGGGAGAAAATTGGTAGGCATGTCTTCTACGGAGATTAAATTAAGGCCGCATCAAGAGAAAGCTGTCGAGATGCTTCGAGATAGCCTGAGACGGGGCCGAAAAAGGCCCGTTTTGGCAGCACCCTGTTCTATGGGTAAAACCATGATCGCAGCTCACATAATGCTGAAAAGTGCCCAAAATGGCGTGCCGAGCGTGTTTTTTTGCGATCGCATA